ACGATGAATCAGATAGCTGGTTTGCAGGAGGATGCCCATGACCTTCAACTTGCGATTGCTAAAAGAGAAATGGATCTTAAGAACTCTGTTAAAGCTGTTGAGGAAGAAAAAGAAGTTTCATGAGTGAAGAGGGTAAAGAAGCACTCCAAGAAATACATGCGCATGAAAGGGAGTGTGCCCTCAGATATGAAAGAATTGAGGAAAGGTTAGCCGATGGTTCGAGGCGGTTTGATCGTATAGAGCGTATGCTTTGGGGAGTAATAATTTTAATTATTGGGGCAATATTAGTCCCTCAGTTCTTAGGAGGATAACATGAGTGATGGTAACTCAATTAAAGTTCCGACATGGGCTTTACCTATAGGTGCAGCTGCATTATCTGGTGCGATAGCTTGGGGTTCTATGCAAGCTCAAGCAGCAGCAACTAGCTCGGAGGTGGCTCGAATTGAGCAGGTGGTAAAGGAAACAGCGGAGAAGGCAGTAGCCAACGGGCAATTGTCGGCAGTCAATCAAACGCAGATCAAAGCAGTAGTGGACAGCTTGAGTCAACAACAGGAGACTCTCAAGTCAACAGACGAGAAGTTGGCTCAACTGATCCAGATAATGCTTCAGAAACAGTAAGGTTAGATTACGATCCCGAAGATCCTAACCTATTTTGCGACCTGAGAGAATGGAATAATCTTCAGTTAGTTCAACCTCCAGCTAAACGTCACAAAGTAGCTATATCTTGGTTGCAGTTTAATTTTCAACAGTGTGGATACGGGGCGTATATTTATATCCGTAATACTATGCGAAGAGTTTTAGGAACAGCACACCAAGTTGATGTTGAAATGTTGACTTGGGAACTTGTTGCTCCGCAAGCAGAACGTGTTCAAGCGTTAAAACAAAAGAGAAGATTATGACGTTGATGATCTTTGTTTTAGTGCTTTTAACTCCTGGTGGTCAACCCACCGGTCTTGAATTATATTTTCAAGAGTTAACCTCTTGCCTCGAATATCGTGATGCGTTAGTCCATCAGTCTGTTCACCAACACAACTGGATGCGCAGTAAAACGAGTAAGTTTGATGGATACTGCGAGGTAAGAGTTATTCCAGCTAGTGAGGCTGGCACTAAATATGTTTTTAGAGACCCAGCTAGGAAAAAACAAGACGATGACTGATATACCCCCCTTCCCAAATAGTGTTCAAGCTCAACCGCCGAATGCAAAACACCAGATACAAAAGATAGAAGTAGAGAGGTTGCAAGTCAGAGAAACTAATCGAAAAAGTGAGGTAGTAACAACTTACTATGATTCTAAAGTATATGCCTATAAAAACGGAGCTTTTAGTTACACTACACCTAAAGCAACGGGACAGAATATTTTGGTAACTGTATGAATGCTAAAAAACTAGAACCTAAATCAAGATACGCAGAGTATGATGTAGACGGTGACGGTACTGTTACCGATGAAGAAATATCCCGTCAGCAGGAGATGTTACAACTTGAACTCCAAGAAGAAAAAGCAGACTCGCAAAGAAGAATGGCCTGGACTGCTGTTGTCAGTATGTGCGTTTTCGCTATTTTGCCTGTTATTCCTTTTATCCCAGCTGATAGACTTAGCACTTTAGCGAGTATAAGTGATATGTTGTTTTTAAGCCAAGCATCTATTGTAGGGCTTTATTTTGGTGCTACAGCTTATATGGCGAAACGATGAGTATATTAGGGTCTTTATTAGAACCAGCTACTAAACTCCTTGATAAAGTTATCGAGGATAAAGATCAGAAAAATGCGTTAGCGCACGAAATCGCCACTATGGCAGAACGCCATGCGCAAGAACTTGCTAAAGGCCAGTTAGAAGTAAATAAAGTAGAAGCTGCGTCGAAATCTTTATTTGTAGCAGGATGGCGACCTTGTATCGGCTGGGTTTGTGCAATAGGGCTTTTTTACAATACGATTCTCTCAAATATACTTGGTATATGGGTAGACGTACCAGAAATAGATACTACGCTTCTTGTTCCTGTAATGATGGGCATGCTTGGTTTAGGTGCTATGCGCTCATACGAAAAAGTACAAGGAGTAAGTAGAGAAAAATGAGCCAGTTTAAATATTTTAAATTAGAAGACTTTGATTGCCAAGAAACTGGTGAAAACGAAATGTCTACTGAATTTATAGAAAGGCTCGATGGTTTGCGTAGTGTGTGTGGGTTTCCGTTTATTGTTACTTCTGGTTACAGATCTCCTGACCATAGTATAGAGGCTAAAAAAGAAAAACCTGGACAACACGCTCAAGGAATAGCTGCTGATATAAAAGTGGTGGGTGGGGTACAACGTAGATTATTAGTTGAAAAAGCTCTTCAGATGGGGTTTACAGGTGTGGGTGTAGATAAAAATTTTATCCACGTTGATATAAGAACTACAGCTCCTGTGCTCTGGGTGTACTAATGCCTTTAGCCAAGTTCATCTTTAATCCTGGGATCAATAAAGAAGGCACTGATTACACTGCAGAAGGCGGCTGGTTCGATGCTAATCTTGTTAGATTTAGAAAAGGTTTTCCAGAAAAGATAGGTGGATGGACTAAATATCTCGAATCATCTTACGAGGGTACTGGTCGCAAACTACACGGTTGGGTTGATTTAGAAGGCACGAGATTATTAGGTCTTGGAACTCGAAGTAAATTATATATACAAGCAGGAGCTTCTTATAACGATATAACTCCAATTAGATCAACAACTTCTGCTGGAGATGTCACTTTTTCTGCTACTAATGAGTCAAGCACAATTACTGTTACTGACACGGGACATGGAGCAAAACAAGGGGATTTTGTTACTTTTTCAGATGCAGCAACTTTAGGTGGTAATATTACCGCTGCTGTATTAAATCAAGAATATGAAATAAATTTGGTAACAGCATCAAATACTTACGAAATTACTGCAAAAGATACCTCCGGCACTACAGTAACAGCCAATGCTAGTGACAGTGGCAACGGTGGTGGTTCTACCGTAGGTGTGTATCAAATAAACAGTGGATTAGATGTTTTTGTTGAAGGAACAGGTTGGGGTGTGGGGCCGTGGGGTGACGGTACGTGGGGTTCTACTTCCTCTCTTGGAGCAGCTAATCAATTACGTTTATGGTCAATGGATAACTTTGGTGAAGATTTAATCTCTAATCCAAGAGCAGGATCAATTTATTACTGGGATAAAACTAGTGGGTTGAACACTAGAGCTGTTACTTTATCTTCATTATCAGGGGCTAATCTTGCACCAACTAAAGGATTACAAGTTATTGTTTCTGATGTAGATAGACACGTTTTAGTATTAGGAGCTGATCCTATAACTGGTGATACACGAACAGGAACTATAGATCCTTTGTTAATAGCTTTTTCTGACCAAGAAAATGCTACTGATTGGGAACCTAAAGCAACAAATACTGCGGGTTCTTTACGATGTTCAGCTGGTTCAGAAATTATTGGTGGATTAAGAGCTAGGCAAGAAACATTAATATGGACGGACGTAGCTCTATACAGTTTACAGTTTATTGGTCCTCCTAATACTTTCGGTTTAAATCTAGTAAACGAGGGGGTGAGTTTAATCGGTCCTAATGCAGCGATTAATTCACCTCAAGGTATTTTCTGGATGGATAAAAAAGGGTTTTATAATTATACTGGAGCTGTAAACCCGTTACCGTGTAGTGTTCATGCCCACGTATTTGACGATATAAATGAGGGTCAAGCATTCCAAGTATTTGCGTTTTTAAATAAACAATTTAATGAGGTAGGATGGTTTTATTGTTCTGCTGATTCTACGTCAGTGAATAGATATGTTGTTTATAACTATGTGGAGCAACTATGGAGCATAGGTCAACTATCACGAACGGCATGGCTCGATGAAGGCATTGTTGCGTTCCCGAGAGCAGCTGGAAAATCTGGATCCTCGCACTTTTTATATCAACATGAGACGGGTAATGATGATGACGGCTCTCCTATGGATAACGTCTTTATTGAATCTGCTGACTTCGATCTTGGTGATGGCGAAGAGTTTCAATTTATTAGGAGGATGATTCCTGATGTTAAATTTACTGGGACAGGAGGAGACGATCAACAACTAAACGTTGTGCTTAAACAACGAAATTTTCCAGGAGAATCTCTAAGCACTGATCAAACTACTAGTTTTACTGCTTCGACTACTAAAATAGATATGCGAGGTAGAGCTAGACAAGCTACGTTACGTTTTGAATCAGATGACGATGCAGCGGAAGGTGTTCGATTAGGAGTAGGTTTTAGAATCGGTGGTACGCGATTAGATATAAGACCTAACGGGAAACGATGAGTAAATTATTACAAGGCACGTTACCGTTTTCCCAAGGAGAAACTGTTCGTTCAGAAACGTATAACAAAAGTGTTCGTTTATTAGAGCTTAGTTTAGGAGCGGTAGATCCTGACGCTACTCCACAGTTCACTAGTGCTAGAAGAGATGAGTTAAGTTTCCAAGCAGGGTCTATAATTTGGAATACTACAGAGGAGGTTCTTCAGGTATATTTAGGCAACGTTTGGCAGAATATTTCAACGCCAGACACGTCTGGACTGAGCGCAACAGGGAGCGTGGGCACAGTCCAAGTCATAAATAATGGCAACATAGTAGTGGCGTTATGAGTGTAAAAAAGACGAAGAAAAAGCCTAAAGTTCCTGCAAAATATTTAGCTGGTCTTTCTTCGAAAGAAAAAGCAAGACGAAAGAAAGAGATAGCTAAAAACAAAAAGAAAGCGATGGATGATCCTACTGCTTATAAATTTTCTACTGATAAGAAAAAAGGTAAGCGTAGGAAAACTATAGAGTCTAAATATACTCGTAGATTTAGAGAGAGGTTTGGGACAAAAGCATGAGTCTTTCAGCAAAAACTAAAAAAGCACTTTCTAACAAAGCTGAGGCAGCTCGTAAAAAAGGCAAAAACGTAACCGCTGGTCAACTTGCTAGAGTATATAAACGAGGATTAGCAGCTTATAAAACAGGGCATCGTCCTGGAGCTTCTCAACATCAATGGGCCATGGCTCGTGTAAATTCTGTTCTTACAGGCGGTAAAGCAGCTACTGTTGATAAAGATATTATGAAAGGTAAAAAAGCTGCTAGTAAAACTAAAGCTAAACCTAAAGCGAAGAAAACAAAGAAAGCATGAGTAGTATCTTCACTGATAAACAGCGTGACTCTCTTATGGAGTCTATGATTAATCCTGAATCTAACGCTCGTAAAATGATAGAACAAAACCAGGAGATAGGCATCTCTCCTGATATTACTACTGAAATACTAAATAAATATGCTACTTACGGTGCTAATACAGGTATTGGTGAATTAGGCGGTGGTAAATTAGTTGACGCTCTTAACGAAGAATATCGTAAAGCAGTAGATACACCGTTACGTGAAATGTCAGAGATGGCTAGTGTAGGGAGACCACCAGGAGGTGTCACCCAAGAAATGTTAGATGCTTTAGATGAGCTTGAGATTTTTAATCCCTCAGGCAGTGCTCAAAGAACTTTAGATAAAACATTAAGTAAAGCTGACGTCATGAGAGATTTTGATCCAACAGAACCTCTTAAAGCTCCATCGCTAAATCAACCTGTAGTAACAGGTGAATCAGATCCTGTTATAGACGCAGTTTTAGAAGAAAGTGCAGCTGATAAAGCTGCAAAAGAAAAAGCTATTGCTAGTGTAGCTACCACTGTAGGTAATATTTTAGCTCAGGAAATATTTAATCCTATAGACGAAGATCCTGATCCGATAATCCGTGCTGTAAAACCTAAGCCGTTTAAAACAAAACAAATACGAGCACAACGCATAGGTATGCAAGACGGTGGGCCTACAGTCTTAAATCGTAAAATGTTTATAGAAGGGGGCGAGGTTGATGGGCCAGGAGGCCCAAAAGAAGATTTAGTCCCAATATGGGCAAGCGATAAAGAATATGTTGTATCGCATGAAGGTGTAAAACGTATGGGAGGCGGTGATTTCGACAAAGGGATCGCTGCTCTTGATAGAATAAATTTTGGTAAATAAACATGGCTAACGAAACAGCATTTAGTTATCAGGCTCCCGATAGACTTGTATATAATCTTCTTACAGGAGGGCAAGAACGTTTAGGTCTCTTACCACTTGTTGAACAATATTATGCAAGTCAATTAGCTCAGTTAGGGGGAGCAGATACCTCTCCATTTACTTATACAGGTGAGCGGATTGCAGAGTTTTCTCCTAGAGAAGAACTTGCCATGCAACTCGCAGATCAAGGGTTAGGAGCTTTTCAACCATATTTTTCTAGGGCTGCAGGATTAACAGAAGAGTCTCTTGCTACGTTAGCCGGTGGAACTTCGGAAGCAAAGTCACAGTTATTAAGAGCTTTGCAACAAGGAGAAGACTATACACGTGCTGGATTAGATACGGGTGTTGATTTTACTACTCAAGGGATTAGAAAAGCTTCAGAAGCAGAAGGTTCTGAACTTACTGGGTTACGAGAGGCAGAAACAGCTGCACGAAGAGCCGAGGGGTTACAAAACCCGTTTATAGAAGAAGCATTACAAAAAGCTCGTGCTAGTACAGCTGGTTTTGATACAGCTGACATTGATCGTTTTATGGATCCGTATGAAGATAGGGTTGTACAACAAACAATAAAAGATTTAGAAAAAGCAGCAGCACAAAGAGATATTGCTAGTGATGCAGCTGAAGTTACTTCAGGGGCATTCGGAGGATCTCGTTCACGTTTAGGGGCACAAGAAAGACAAATAGCAGAACAACGTGGATTAGCTGATGCAATAGCAGGTATTCGTAGTCGAGGGTTTGAAGGTGCTAGAGGTGCTGCATTAGGTGAATTTGCTAGACAACGGGCTGCTGAAGCAGGTGCCGGTTCTCAAATAGCAGGTCTTGGTGCGCAACGAGCTAGTGCAGCAACTGGGCTTGCTTCATTATTATCTGGTTTAGCTGGTCAAACAGGTGCAGCACAAAGAGGCACCGCTGGTGCATTACAATCTGGTGGTCAACAATTATTTAGTATGGGGACTGGGGCAGGACAACAATTAGGACAAGCAGGTGTTCAAGCTGCTCAACAACTTAGTGGTTTAGCTGGTCAACTAGCTGGCGGTCAACAACAAGGTGCTCAGGCTATGTCTGGTTATGCAGCTACATTACCTCAGTTGCAACAGCAAGATGTTAGTAATTTAATGAATGTAGGTGCAATGAATCGTGCTAGGAATCAAGCACAACTAGATTTAAATTATCAAAACTTTGTTGGTCAATATAATTTACCGCAACAACTTATGTCTGGTTTTGCAAATTTCTTAACTGGGGCAGGGCCACTTGCTGGTGGAACGGGTTACTCAGGAACTGCACAAAGATCACCGTTTGGTCAGACAGCAGCAACAGGATACGCTGGTTACGGTAACAAAGGTGGTGCATCTAACAATTTAAAACCAATAAGTCCTGAAAAACAAAAAGGGTTAGCAGCTCTTAGTAAAAAAGCTCCTGATGTTGTAAGAAAGATGGGTTTTAATCCTGTAAAAGCACAACGTGGAGGACTCGCGTCACGTTTCCCAATGTCATCTAGTAAGTTAGGTGCAGCATAGTGGTTCAGCGACAAGGCTCTGGTTTCGGTTTCGCTAATATCCCTAAAGGGGGTATCGCAGACCTCGTAAAAGCTCCTACGATTACCCCTGCTCGGGGTTTTTCTTTCTCCCCTACTCCTACTATACGAAGAGAAAAAGATACGGACGAGAGCTTACGGGGAGCTCTTTTCGGGGCTTTTGCTCCTACTACTGCTAAATTAGGATTAGAAGCTCTTGCTAAAATTCCTGGGTTAGAGAGATTCCTTTTTAAACCAGATACAACTAGACCTTTAGATATAACTAATATTCCACAGACAGGTATTTACGATTCACCAGCTCAAGCAGAACTTTCAAGAAGAAAAACTGAAATAGATAAATTATTACCTTCTCTTAAAAAACCACGAGAAAAAACTGCGATAGCGACAGCGTTAAGTGAGTTACTTACTTACGCCCCTGCTGCTTTTTTAGATGATGATTCACCAGAGGGTATAGATCAATTTCTAAAAACTGCTGCTGCCTCTAAAAGAGTCGATGCTGCTTCAGATGAAGCTAAACTCAAAGCTTATCTAACTAGACAAACAGAACGTGGTAAAAAACTTATAGATGTCGGTGACTTCGATAAAAAAGTTAGTAATAGTGCTGTTTTACAATCTGACGGAACATTTAAACCTTTTTCTAGGGAAGTTTTAATTTCAAAAGATGGTTCTACCTCTTATGTAAAAAGTAGAGGAGAGGATGTTGATATACAAATTGATGCAGATGGTAGAGAAATTAAAGTTCCCTCAGGAAAATATTATACCAACCCTCAATATACTTTAAGAGATGAGGAGCCAGGACAATCTGCCCCTGTTAGATTGTTAGATATGAATAACGATGCAATGCCTTATATAGGCTATACGCAATACGCTCGTACACCAGAAGGTAGAAGTGTTCGTATTTTAGTAGCTGATACTAAAGATAATAATAATCAAATTACTATTCAAGAACATAATCGTAAATACGGCACTAATCTTCAATTATTCGAAGGACCAGAATATTCTGCTCTAAGAGCAAGGTCAAAAGAAGCAGCTAATCCTGATTTAACGAAAAGATATCAAGGACGAGGAGAAAAAGAGTTAGCTCTGATAGAAGTTGCTAATGTAGCGACAGATCTATTAGATATTGCTATAGAAGCAAAAGATAATAACCGCCCTGAATTAATAACCACCGCAGGTGGATTAGGCACATGGTATAATTCACTTTATAACAATATAAATTCTGTATTTAATTTATTTGAGAAAGATGGTTTTTTAAGTGTTGACGATGTCGTAAGAGCAAAAAAGAATGGACAAAGTGCATTAACTTTAGGAAACTTGTTAACTGCTTCAAACAACTATTCTAAGGTGTTAAGTCAAGTAACTCCACAAAACCCTCTTACGAATCAAGTAAATGCTGCCCAACAAGATTTAGTAGACGCATTGCGAGAAGTTAGAGATCAAGCTGAAGATCAAGGTTCTTTTGCTAGTTGGTTAAAACTTCCTGATGCGGATTTAGATGATCTTGTTGTAAAAAGAGGGGCGTTAGCTGCCGGACAATTAAGATTAGCTTATGCAGCAGCAGCTGCAGACGGACAAACAGGAACATCTCTTTCTGATAGAGACGTCGCTAACTTTTTAGAACAAGTAGGTTTTGGTTCTCAAAACGCCTTAGATATTGGAACTAAAATTAGTAAGTTTGTAAAAGAAAGATTACAAACATTTGATACAGGAGAGTTTAGAACTTTATCTAATGCCTCAAGAAGACATGAAGAACAAGATGTTCGTTTTGTTAATGATTACCTCGTAGGAACTTTTAGAGTAGACCCCGCAGATTTAGAGACATTAAAAACAGTTGAGTCTGGTTCAGTTCAAGAAAAACAATTAGTTAGTAAAATAAACCGGCGAATCATCCGAGAAACTGACGGTGCAGCTTCTTCTGATTTTATTTATGACTCAACTAATAAACGGTTTAGATATAAGCCTGTGTTAGAAAGATTACAAGGGTATCAAAGTGTTTATAACCGATATAAAAACAAATATTGGCCTTACTTTGACATTTCTGAAGGAGAGATTAATTTAGAATTAGCACCTGATTTTGATCCTTATGCCCCTGTAAGCTCTGAAGAAATCCCTGTTTACGTGCCTAGAGTTAGAACAGTAGATCCTTAGTAAAATTATGGCAACAGCACCACAAATAAGTCAAACGCCTGAGTTTTTACTAACTCCAGAATTTGATGCGTTTAGTCAAAATGTATTAAAACAACCACTAGAAAATTCTAAATTTACTATTGGAGAAATACTTAATATTGATCCTGTAAGACGAGATGCTTTTTTACAGTCGGAATACTTATTAAGAAAAGCTGAAGAAGGAGATCCTACAGCACTTAATATTGTCGATAATACTGATAAAGAAATAGCTAATGCTATGGCTAAGTATTTTCAAACTTATCAAACAGCTCCTGGAATCGAAAAAGAACCATTAGAACGTTTAGATCAACAACCTAGACAAAAACAAATACCCCTTCCTGGAAGAACAGCTCCTGGTGTAATACCAATAGTAGAAGATAAAACTGATTATTCTGGAGTAACTGAGTCTTTAATAGATGAGAACAAACGTCAGGAATTAGCTTCTTATGGTGTAGACGCTGACGTAATTTATCAAGGAGATCAAAACTTTTATGAAAAATTTATACAAGGTTCTGATCCTGTAGATGAAAACTCACCTTGGAGAGTCAAAGCTTTCTTTTTCCCGATAAATTTAACACCTTTTGAAGCAAAAAAGTTAGTAGAAAAAGAATCACCTAACGCAGAAATAAGATATATAAACCCAAGAGACCCTGATGCAGGACTCGCGATTCGTGATGAAACGACAGGGGGTAAATTTGTACCCTTACGACCTCAATTTGGTTACGAATCAGCAATAGAAGGGTTAATTACTGGGGTTGGTCAAGAAACAACAGCAATCATTGGTGAGCTTATTGGTCTAAAAGGAATACAAAAACTTTTGGGAGAAGGTGCTGAACAAGTAGGTAATCTTCGAAAAGTAGCTAGAGGAACATCCTCTGTAGGAGTTGCAGGTTTAGCAGCGGGTTATGGTCGTTTTGCACAGTTAGCTTACGGTAAAGCAAAAGGTATTAACGATATCTCTGTAGAACGTGCTTTTGATGATGCACAATTAGCTGCTATGTATGCGACAGCAGGGTCAGCTGTAGTTGGAACGGGTATAGCAGTTTTAGGTAGGGTTTGGAAAGCTATTACAGGATCTGCAATTCCTGAAGCAACAATAAAAAAACTTAAAGAGAAAATAGCTAGTGTAAAAACAAAAGGTACAACTGAAGAATTTACATCGGAAGAATTACAAGAAAGAACTCGCGAAGCTGCTATTGCAGTAGGTAATAATCTTAAAGAGTATAAACCAACTGCTGGTGAATTAACTCAAGATAATGAATTAAAAAACATAGAACTAGAATTATTTGCTCAATTATCTCCAACGGCTAAAGGTAGACAAGCTTACCAAGATATTTTAGATAATAATGCTGAAGCAGCGTTTAATTTTTGGACAGAACTTACTAAAAACGCTCCTGAATTTCAGGCTATCTCATATACTGAATTTAGAGATTTTTTAGCTAAACAACAAAAAAATTACGCTGAGCAAGCTGCTGAAGCTGCAAAAATAAAAACTCGAGAAATAGAAGAAGGAGCTCAACTAGAGCAAGTTTTACCTGAACAAGCTCCTGAACAGATGCTTACTATAGATGAGCTAGGTTCTACTTTTACTCGTGATAGAGAAACAGGTGGATTAATATTTAAACGTAATTCTCCTGAGTTTTTATCTCAATATGATGATTCTTACAACGCTGCAAAAGAAGCTGTAGACACTGAAATAAATGCTTTAGCTGGTTTAAAATATGACCGTAAAGCTGATTCAACCAGTAAGGTTATCCCAGCTTTCCAAGCTGCGTTTAATGCTGGCGATGATAAAGACGCGATTATGCGTACATTAGGAGAAGTCGAAGCTTCTGATGTAATTAAAAGCATGATTCCCATGCGTGACGGTGTAAGTGTTTTACGTCAACTTTTAGGTGTTCGTCAAGATGAAGCTGGGAAGTTTTTAAAACAAGCAGATTTAAATTTTGGTCAACTAGCTGGTATGCAGAACGCTTTAAACACACTATTTATGCAAAGTCCTGATAGAGGTGTGCGAGAAGTTGCTGCTGGATTACGTGACGCGATAGAAGATCAAATAGACGATTTAATTACATATAATGCACGTAAGCAACTAGCTGCTGAGGGTATTGAATCCCCTACTCCTAAAGTATTGAGAGATAAAATTCAAGAAATAGCTGGTCCTTTAATTAAAGCACAAAGTGATTTGCAAACAGCTAATCAGGCAATCGAACGTAAATTCATCCGTCAGTTAGTTGATAAAGAACCATCTGAAATAGCTGATTTTGTTTTATCTTCTAGTCCGAAACAAATAAATGAACTACTAGCACAGATTTATAATCTGCCTGATTCTATTGTGCGAATGCAGAGCTTACGACAATTAGTTGTAGAAAATATGCGTCAAGGATTAAGTGGACTACCTTTAGCGGAACAAAATAAAGCTTACGCTAAATTTTTAGAAAAGAATGAGCAACAACTAGAAGCATTATTTCCTGAAGCAGAGTTTTTAAAACTTAAAAATTTTTCAGAAGTACAGGAACAAGCGTTACAAGAGATAAATCAAACTGCTGAAACTTTATTAGATTTAGAAAAAAGACTTAAAAAATCTCCAACTAATTTTATCAGAGATTTTTTGATACAAGGGAGGACTGCACGATTAACAGGTGCAAATGAAATATCTCGTCAAGAATTTGGTGATCTAATTAAACAAAATCCTGAGTTACGACCTTATGTAACTGCAATTACTAGAAATTTCTTTCGTGACCGTTTTGAAACAACCCGCACCGGAGATATGTTTGATACAGGTAATTTTGATGTACAAGGCTTTATTAATTTTGTGAAGGAGGGGTATAGAGCGGGACAAGAAGGTACTTCTGAATTTGCGCTAACATTTAAACCACTCTTAGGTGAAAAAGAAGGTCTTAAATATGCTAAAGATTTAAGAATACTAGGTCAATTATTAGATAGAGGTGTAAACCGAGCGTCGAGAAGCCCAATGATTCAAGGAGCGACAGCTAATCAAACAATAGATGATCATTTACAAGAAATAGCTATTAGTACAAAAATGTTTATTCCTCCTCTTACACAGTTAGGAAGAAGAGTTACAGCTTTTATAGCGGGTTATCGTAATCAAGCTAAAAGTGATTTATTAGAAGTTTTAGCTGATCCTCGTAAATTAGATGTTTTACTGTCAGATAGATCAAAAGAGATAAGTAGACGAGATTTTTATAAATTTATTGGTGCTCTAGCTGGTAGTAGAACTGTCGACATAGGTTCAGAGTTAAGAGAGAAAAAAGAAGATAAAGCTATAAAAAGAATCCAGGGTGACGTGACAGGTTTGACTGACTTATTTGGTAGGATTTTTGCGTTATGAAAATAGAAGTATTCCAACCACCATTACCTGAAATGATGTCCGAGAGTAGCGAAGTAGAAGCACCGCGAATGATGAATGGTGGTGTTGGTGTTAGCGAGTTTCGACTACCAGCGAACTTACAAGATTTATTAGTCGGTATCGGTAATCCTCAAAGTATCCCTGCTGCAACGACCGTTCCTGCTGCAACAACTACTACAGCTACTACAGAAATTCCTTTCGCTAATTCAAGAGAAGATTTCTCTATCCGTCCCGAAGATTTTGTCTTTCGTGGGGATTTTCCTACTACAGAGGGAGCATATGAGCAATATATTCAAGCCCTAACGGATCAATTAAATCAGGGTCTTGGTTCACTTCCTGGACAAACTTCTACTGGCACTGACCCTATCGTTACAGAAGAAACGGTTACTCAAACAATAGCTGAGATGTTAGCTGAAGGAACATTAACTCCTGATGAAATACAAAGAAGAATAGATGAGGGCGACATAACTAAAGATGATGTTTTATCTATTATCTCAGGTGGTTTTGAATTAAATGAAAATCAATTAGCACAGCTTTTTGAACAAGGTATTTTAACTAGAGAGGAAATAGAATCTTTAGTTGCTGAAGCAATACAAGATATAGAGGCTGAAACAGAAGAAGCTGTCGAAGAGGCTATCGCTGAAGGAACAACAGGATTAACTGAAGAACAAGTAAACCAACTAATTAGTCAAGGGTTAGAAGAGTTTGATACAAGTCAGTTTGCAACTCAAGAACAACTTCAGGGTTTAGAAAATTTATTTCAAAATTATTTAACACCTGAACAATTAGAATCTTATTTAGGACAACAACAATTTGTTACTTCTGATGAATTAGCATCTGCGACAGATTACGACGCTACAATAAAAGAACTTACTAATAAATTAGGGCAACTTGAAACTAAATATCAAGATGTTCAGTCTCAATATGAAGCTGATGCTGTTAATCAACAAATACAAGACACTAAAGAAGATTTAGATACTTTCTTCAGAGGAGCTGTGCCTACTGGTCCACGAACAGGGTCAACATCACAGTTTAGTAGTGGTGCTTCTTTCCTTCCAGGTGGTAGTCCCATGGCTAATTTGATAGGTGGGCAGCGTCAAGGACTTGGTCAGGATGCATTTAGCACTTACTTAAAAACATTTACACCTAGTTATGGTAGTTATCAAGCACCGTTTACTGCTGAAGAGTATGGACAAGGGTCTAGTCCTCTTTTAGGAACTCAATATTCTAATCCTTTTACTGGCGGTTCATTTAGCCAAGGAGGACAAGTAAGTAACGGTATTATGGATCTTACGAACTTTGATACTAATGTAGCTCCTTTTCAAAACGCTTTTAGACCTAACGTACCGAGGAATTAATATGGCGATACCATTAAATGATATGCCCAATAGATTAGATATGATGAGAGCACAAGCTGAAGTACCTACTCCTCCAATGCCAGCTGCTCCGATGCGTGATGAGCCAGCAATGCCTGAAAGCGGAGGGCTTGATCGTCTAGCTGCTTTATTAGGTGGTATGGAAGAAGATGCTCCTATGATGCCAGAAGAACCAGTAGCAGATGATACTTCTACTGTAGCTTCAGCTATAGCTTCAGCAGCATTAGCTAATTCAGGAACTCCAGAAGAAGCACTAAAAGCTTTAATAGAAGCAGCTGATCAAATTAGAGAAACTCTAACCTAACCAGTTTTGCCATTTATCATCTCCTAATACTTCTTGGGCGAGATCTAATTTATTTCTAAGAGCGTCGACTATTTTTTCGTCTACAGTATCTTTAGCTACAAGATCAACATAAGTAACTTTGTTGACTTGTCCGATACGGTGCGCTCTATCTTCTGACTGTAAACGTTTTTCTAAATCAAAGTTGTTAGAGTAATAAATTACATTCTTAGCTTCTGTTAATGTAATACCATAGCCACCTGTTTGTGTATTACCTACGAAAAACCGTAACGGTGAATCAGGGTTCTGGAAGTCTTTAATTACTCTTTCTCGTTCATCTGGAGAAGTGTCTCCGAAGTAAGAAGCAACTTCATTAGGATCAAATACTTGTTTGAGACTATCAACAATTTCCAGGATATTTTGTCTGTAGTTTGCCCAAATAATTACTTTACCTTGCATCTCTGAGATAACTTCGAACATAGCGTCTATGCGATTATTATCTACAGGGATATCTACATCATCGTCAGACTTTACATGGCCCGTAACTATCTGATGAAGTCTTAGTAACTGGGTGAGTATATTCGTAACAGATATTTGTTCTTGATTTTGTAGAATCGTAATCGCACGATCTTTAAGTTCAGAATACAACTTCTTTTGTTCAGCAGTTAGTTCTACATCCCTACGCTGATAAATCTTATCTGGTAAATCTAAACAGTCTTTCTTTAATACTCTGTAAGAAAAAGAATCTAGTTTCTTTGTAAGTTCAGAAAGGTTCCGATACCCTACAACTTGTTTGACTGTTCTCCCACCGAAATATCTATTAACAACCTCACCGTAATGGTTTTGAAAAGAATAATAAGAAGTAAAACCTAACAAACTTTTCTCTAACGTTTCTGTTTGGCTATATAGATCAAGAGGTGATTGCGTAATCGGGAATCCTGTTAGGATTCTTCTAAACGCTGCATCTTTGCTGATCTTAATTATTGCTTTTGTTCTAGCTGCTTTAGGATTCTTAATAGTGGTAGATTCATCTACCGCGAACAGTGGTCTGTGGCTTAGTACGAACTTCTCTGTGAACGTAACACCTTTTTTAGTGCTAAATGCTTCTACATTGATAATAAATATTTTAAGTTTATCAATCAGGTCAAACAAAGAAGTAAGAGCTTTCTTTTCTTCTTTACGTGGGGCAGGAGACCAAACTGCTACGTGACGATCTATATAGTCAGGTAAATGTGTTGGTATTTCACGAGACTCCCAGTTTTTATAGACACCTTTGGGTGCAACGATAACAACAGAGTCTATGGCTCCTTTACAGTAGAGGATACCTATTGTGTCAATTAAGACTTTAGACTTCCCCGTTCCCATCTCCATGAAGAACGCATACTTCTTTTTATCCCATGAACGTAATAAAGCTGTACGCTGATGTTCAAACGGTTCAGTCTTGAATTCATATTTCAAGACGTTGTTCCTTTCTAAATTCTGTAGAAGATTATAGTAGAGAAAAAATAAAATAGATAATTTATTTCGTGGGCAGATCCCGTTTTAATATTTCTAATATATTCTATTACTTCTCTCTTTTTTGGTTTCTGTAGTAATTTCAGCTACTTAGACTCTACTTTATTAGACCTATTACTCTATTACACGATTCTGTAAAAATTTTTCATAAAAGTTTTCTACAGAAAATAGCTAATAGAAATAATAACGCTTTACTTTCCAGACTCGTATCGCCTAAACTTTTTTCTATAAAGGAGAAATTAGAATGACAGTATATATTGTTCAAGACGTTCCTGGACGTAACCTTGTTCCTGCACAAAAGTATGGGGACTTAGAAGTTGTGTTCCCAGCAAGAACTAACCTTATGCTCTCCACTGGACCAGAAGTGAAACGAGTCCAGAATAAACTCATAGATTTCAATGACGAAGATTATTTGTTACTTATAGGAGACCCTGCTGCCATAGGTTTATGTTGCGCAGTTGCTGCTGCAAGTAACGGTAGTTTCAAAGTATTGAAGTGGGATAAACAAGAAATGACTTATTACCCTGTTAGTTTCGATATCCGTCGAGGCTATATGGACAATTTAGGAGAAGTATATGTCTGAGGAATCTCAACTAACGTTCGAGGATTTAGTAGGTGAGGAAACTAAAACCTGGACTGAAGAAACCACCGATGGTGAATACAATAGAATATCGCAACTAGCGGAGTTGTTACAACAAAACGAAAAGATTGTACAACAACTAGAACTCGAATTAGAAGAAGCTAAAAATAATCTCAAAACGGTTAGAGAAGTAGATTTACCTGAAGCTATGCAAGCTGCTAATCTAAAACAGATTACATTGACCGATGGTTCTTCGATCAAAGTAGAAGAGTTTTATAGAGCGCATATATCAGAAGCTAATAGAGTAGCAGCTCATCAATGGTTAGTCGATAACGGACACGCTGGAATTATTAAACACGAAGTTACTGTCAAGTTCGGTAAAGACGAAAATAAAAAAGCAGACGATGCAATAAACAAATTAAAACAGTTAGGTCATGACCCTGCTGTTAAACAAGGTGTTCATCCACAGACGTTAAATGCGTTTGTGAAAGAGCAGCTCACGAAAGGGAAAGATATTCCCTCTGAAACCTTCGGGATATACGTGGGATCCCGCGCCAAAATAAAGTAGAGGTATACTATGGCTAGTAAGAAAGTAGCGGAGTTGGAAAGCTCCGAGGTAGCTGTCTTCGACGACGATAGTTTGTTGTCTGGAGGCACAGGGTTAGAAGAAGCGAGTGCAGGTGATTATGCGATTCCTTTTCTAAGGGTGTTGCAATCAATGTCTCCGCAACTAAAGAAAAGCGATGGTCAATATATCGCTGAAGCACAAGAGGGTAACTTTTTCAACAGTGTGACCAATAAGGTTTACGATGGTGATACTGGTGTATTAATTATTCCCTGTGCGTATAAAAAGAAATACATCGAGTGGATTCCTCGAGAAAAGGGAGGAGGTTTCGTTAGTGATCAACATGATTCAGCTGAACTAGCGAAATGCACAAAAGATGACTCAGGTAAGTTTATCATGGAGAACGGTAATCAGCTGGTAGAAACAGCGGAATACTATTCTTTAATAGCAGAAGAAGACTCTGCACCTGAACAAGTTCTGTTAAGTTTGACATCTTCACAGCTCAGATTCAGTAGGCGTTGGAATACAATGCTAAATAACGCTACTGTAAATACTGCAGTAGGTGAAACTGTTCAAGCCCCGATGTTCGCATACACATACCGATTGACCTCTATACCCCAGAGTAATGATCAGTATAGCTGGATGGGACTTTCCGTAGAGAGAGCGCATCCTACAAGTATGTCGTTAGCTAAAATCGCCATGGAGTTTATGAAGGCAGCTCGACAAGGTGAAGTTAACGTGCAACAAGAACAAGAATCAGCGGTATCTAACACGGAGGAAGGCGAAGAAGAGATACCGTTCTAGTAAATAAGGGTGAGCAATGTCATTACAAGAGGAGTTTGCGCACCGTTTCGCGGGGTTAAGGCAAGGCTACAGTGTCTTTACCCCGACGAAAGAAACTAGAGAAGACGGTAAAGCAAAAGGCAAGTATGTAACTATATCGAAAGAGCTCACACAAAAAGAGCTCAACGATCTTTGGAGTCAACACTTAAAAGGAGAAATAGGTTTAGGTATCGTCCCGATAGATGAAAACAACAGTTGTGTATGGGGTTCGATAGATATAGATGAGTTCACTGTAGATTTAAAAGGACTCGCTAAGAAATTAAAAAAGTTTAAGCTACCACTGGTAGTTTGTAGATCAAAGAGTGGGGGAGCACATCTATTTATCTTCGTGTTCGATCCTGTCCCTGCGTCTACTATGCAAAGGAAACTTAGGCAGGTTGCTTCAGCCATAGGGTTTGGGCAGTCGGAGATATTTCCTAAGCAAACTAAATTATTGTTAGAAAGAGGGGATCGTGGCAGTTCTTTGAACATGCCATACTTCGGAGGAGAGAACTCTACTGGTTATGCTTTCGGGCCTACAGGCAAAGTTCTTACACCTAAAGAATTTATAGAGTACGCAGAGACTCTGGTTCTAACAGAAGAAGAATTAGATAAGCTGGACGTTGTTCCAGTGATAGAAGACTCTGAGTGGCTAGATCAATCTCCTCCTTGCCTCGAGCATCTAGTCGCTCAGGGTTTTCCTAAAGGCACTCGTAACTCTGGGTTATTTAATCTAGGGGTGTTTCTAAGAAAGAAGTTCCCTGACGATTGGGAGAAGCGTGTTGAAGAAGCTAATCATCAACACTTTACCCCACCGTTAAGTTCACAAGAAGTTCTAACAGTTACGAAACAAGTGCAACGAAAAGATTACTTTTATAAATGTAACGATCAACCGATATCGGGACATTGTAATAGTCCATTATGTAGAACTAGAAAGTTCGGTATTGGTGCGTCAGGCGGTACTCCCCTGTTCAGTAACCTAACCAAACAAAATAGTGACCCACCGATATGGTTTTTAGATGTCGAGGGCGGTCGTTTAGAACTCGAGACTGAAGAGTTACTAAACCAGACACGGTTTCAAAGAAAGTGTATGGATCACTTAAATATTATTCCACCTAAAGTTAGAGATAACGTTTGGCGACAGATAATACAACAGTTGTTAGATACGCTTACGATTATTGAAGTTCCAAAAGACGCTTCGACTGAGGGTCATTTTAACGAGTTATTAGAAACCTTTTGCACCGAAAGACCAGCTAGGGAACGTGATGAACTATTACTCGGTAAACCCTGGACTGATAAAGGACGGACGTATTTTAGATTAGCAGATCTAGTTGATTATCTACATCGTAAAAACTTCAGAGATTACCCTAGAAATAAGTTGACCGCTAAACTGAAAAACATAGGCGGCGACTCTTACTTCTTCAATATAAAAGGTAAAGGTGCAAACGTGTGGCATATACCAGAGTTTCAGGTACAGACAGAGTCACATAATCTACCTGACTTCGATGATAGTATTTTGTGATGCTCTCCTCTGATACACAGGTAATTCTTGGGCCTCCTGGAACAGGTAAGACTAGCACACTGTTAGGTTTGTTAGAAGAAGAACTAGATCGTGGTACTTGTCCAGAAGATATTGGATTCTTTACGTTTACTAAACAGGCAGTGCAAGAGGGTAAGTCTCGAGCTATGTCTAAGTTTGCCATAACGAAAAACCAACTACCGTATTTTAGAACACTTCATTCACTCTGCTTTCAACAGTTAGGTCTGTCTAAAGATAGCGTGATGTCCTCCTCGGATATTTACGATCTAAACGAGAAACTAAACCTTAGATTAAAAGGTGCAGTAAACACTGACGAAGGACATATCTCTGGTATCTCTAAAGATGACAGACTGCTGTTTATAGAAAACCTTGCGAGGATGAGGCAAGTAGATTTAGAAACGCAGTGGCATGAAGCAGATGATGCAGTAGGCTGGTTTGAATTAGAAAGATTCGCTAACGGATTAAAATTATTTAAGCGAGACCGATTACTTATCGACTACACCGATATGCTTCAGATGTTTTTAGATCGTGGTCACGCCCCTAAGTTAGACGTGATGTTTGTAGACGAGGCACAAGACTTATCTCCTCTACAGTGGGCAGTAGTTAGAAAGCTTTGTGATTCTGCGGATCGTGTTTATATAGCAGGGGATGATGATCAAGCTATCTATCGTTGGGCTGGTGCAGATGTTGATTACCTAATCCGTAACTCTAAGGACGCGATGGTTCTTAAACAGTCTTATAGAATCCCTAAATCTATCCATACTCTTGCAGAACGTTGTATCGGACAAGTAGGATCTCGAGTACATAAAACCTGGAATCCTAGAAAAGAAGAGGGCCACGTTTCGTGGGAGCCATCTTACGAAACGATAGACATGGAACATGATGACTGGTTAGTCTTAGCAAGAACAAATTATCTGTTAAACAGTATAGAACAACACTGCAGATCCGAAGGATGGTTTTACCAAACTAAAAATAAACCTAGTGTTTCGGAGAGAAAGATCATGGCAGTGCAATCTTGGGAAAATTTTAGGAAAGGAGAGCCGATACCCGTAGCACAACTTACCAAAGTCTTAAATTATTTAAAGCTTCGGACACCTACCTCCCTCGAGAAAATCGACTTTGATACTTTAATATCATATGATACAGCTAAGAAGCATGTTCCCAATCTTCCTAATGAATATTGGTACGATGTTTTTACAGGTGTTTCGGTAGATGAGAGGAGTTATATCCGAGCGATGCTTCGTAGAGGTGAAAAGATTACGAAAGAACCAAGGATACGACTATCCACGATCCATGCAGCAAAAGGAGGTGAGGCAAGTAATGTCATACTGCTGACAGATATATCAAGTCGCGTGTATAAATCGTTTCAAAATAACCCAGACGATGAGTCGCGTGTCTTCTATGTGGGTCTAACTAGGGCGAAAGAGAATCTCTATCTGATAGAACCTCAGACGCAAAAATACTTTCCGCTTTAGTCGTTTACTTTCGGTAAAGGGCTAAAGTAAAATACTAATTAAGAAAGGAGAATAATATGGCT